ACGGCGACGGCACAATCACAGTGACGCTGGAAAATGCACTGGTTACGGCACCGAGTGCAGGGGATACGGTGCTGATTGATCCAACGTCGCACGTCCATTCGGTGGCAGAGATCCAGAGCGGATTGGCGACTGCAGCGAATCTGCTCATTGCAATTGATCGGGTCAGTTATTGCTTGAGTGCACTGGCGGGCAACTGCAGCGATGCACAGACAGCAGCGGAAACGTATGTGCTGTCGATCGGCGGGAACACGTATACGGTCGATTACAGCGGGCTGGATGCGTCAGGCAATCGCAGCACAACCACACTGAGCAAGGCGTGAGCATGAGCACAGGCCGATTTACGATGCGGGGTTGGGCCAGCCAGGGATACAGGGCTGCGGGGCGGGCATTGGCGGATCAGGGTGTTGCGCCGGTGCTGGTGTTCTCCGGTGGTGTGGTTGCTGAGTTCCGGGGCCGGTCATACGTGGTCGGATGTCGTGGCCGTGTTGGTGTGGCCGGTTACAGGTCGAGAGTCGTCACAATGGAGTCAGGCCGATGACATGCTGTTTGACTGATCAGGTGTTGCTGCATTACACGACCGAGTCGAAAACATATTACGCTGATTTGGGGGAGGCCATCAGGGGCCGAACCATCACGGGTGTCACGTCGATCACGTCAGACGATGCACTGTTGACATTGTCCAGCCTGGCGGTGATTGGTACGGATGTCAGCGAGTATGACCAGTTTGGAAACCCCATCACGATTGAGGCCAGCACAGGGGTTTCGTGGTCGATGTCAGGAGGCACTGCAGGCGATGAGGATGACGATTACAGCGCGACAATCCGAATCACGTTCACAACGTCTGCAGGGACTGAGGTTGCACGCATCCGAGTGCTGGTCCTGAAGGCACTGCCATGAGATACCAACCCTACTGGTCTGCCACAATGACACCTGCCATAATGGCTTCCCAAAGGCGAGAATTCTCAAAAATGAGAAAGAGCCCGGGTCCTAGGAGGGGGGGGGTGGTCGGCGGGCAGGCTTTGCCCATCCCTAAATTTTGATGTTTTCAGGGTGTGAATCTGATTGAGAAGGGCAGCGTGAGTCAGATGGGGCATAAGAGGCGGGCTATCAAGGCGGACCTTGCCCGGACCTTGGGTATCAGTGCCACAGCGTTGACTAAATTCCAGCACGATCCCACGTTTCCTGCGTTTGACGAAAAGAACGAGGCCGAGGTGTATGCCGTTTGCGTCTGGTGGTACCTGCGGAAGGAGGCACAGCCGGTGCCAGCCGAAGCCGACATGCTGGCCGGCACAGAGTCGGACGGACTGGAGCGGTACAGGCTGGCACGAGCACAGCAGGAGGAAATCAAGCTGGCAGAGCAGCGCGGGCAGATCGTCAAGCTGACGGATTTTGAGGAGACTGTGCAGGCCATCCTGGGGCCGTATAGGCGATTTGCCGAACACCTGAAGCGGGTGGCTGGTGTGGATCTGTGGTCGATGCTGCAGGAGGCGAATGAGGAGGTTTTGCAGGGACTGGAGCGGCTGACAAATGCACATGGCGACACCACAACATCAGATCCCGTGGGATCTGTACGCGAAACCGTCGGCAGCGGCACTGCGTGACGTATTCGCCAGACACGTCATCCTGCGACCGTATCGGGGGATGCGGCAGTTTGCCGAAGACGAAATCATTCTTCCCGATGGGCCGTACCAGGGGCAGCGGTTCAGGGTTTCGCGACAGCCGGCACACGGGCTGTTTTTCGACGTTGTCGATCAGGGCCAGTTTTTCCGCTACGCCTGCACGGGTCCGCAGCAGTCCGGGAAGACCCTGGCATTCGTCGTCATCCCGATTTTGTATCACCTGTTCGAACGGGTTCAAACGGTGCTGTTTGGCCTGCCGACAATGGACATGGCAGCAGACAAGTGGAAAATGGACATCAGGCCGGCAATTGAGGCCAGCCGTTACGCACAATACCTGCCACGCAAGGGCAGCGGATCTGGCGGCGGAACTCCGAGCCTGATTCAGTTCGGCAATGGTGCGGCGTTGAAGTTCATTTCAGCCGGCGGAGATGACAGCAAGCGGGCTGGATTCACGGGTCCGGTGCTGGTGGTCACGGAGGTGAGCCACTTGGACGAAGTCGGCGGCAAGTCAGACGAAGCCACAAAGCTGAAGCAGATGGAAGGCCGAGTGCGTGCCTATCGTGCGAGCGGTCAGGCCAGAATCTATCTGGAATCCACGGTCACGGTCGAGACTGGCCGGATCTGGCAGGAGTGGAGCCAAGGCACCGCCGGCGAGGTGGTTTTCCCGTGCCATTCCTGCGGGGAGTACATCGCGCCAAGTCGTGACAATCTCATCGGCTACCATGAGGCCACGACCGAGGCAGAAGCGGAGATTGTGAGCCGGTGGGCCTGCCCTGCGTGCGGCATCCTGTTTGACGACGGGCAGCGGATTCAGCAACTGACACAGGCACGGTTGCGGCACCGTGGGCAAATCATCCTGCCGGATGGATCTGTGCACGGAGAGATCCCGGCCACGAAGACGATGGGTTTCCGCTATTCGGCAGCTACGAATACCTTCGTCACGGCTGGCATTGTCGGGGCGGATGAATGGCGAGGAATGCGGGAAGTAGACCGGGACAACTCCGAACGCGAGATCCTGCAGTGGACATGGGCACTACCCGCGAAGGAAAAAGAAACAGCCGTTGAACCACTGGACTGGAAGACCGTCATGCACCGCCAGAGCCAGTATCGGCGGGGACTGATCCCGGCAGACTGCAGCCGCATTGCAGCCGGTGTGGACGTGCGAGCGGCACAGTTGGACTGGTTTGTCATTGCGAAGCACGACAGCAGCGGGCAGCCGTTTTGTGTCGATTACGGTTATGAACCGATACAGCGAGAACTCACGGATCTGCCGACAGCCATTCGCCAGGCGGTCAGGCTGCTGATGGAGAAGTTCGAGACAGGCTGGGAGTTGGAGAACGGCGGGCAGAAGCCGGCGGAAATCGTGATGATCGACGCAGGCTGGGAAACGGATCTGATCCGGAATATCGTGGCCACGAACAGTACATGGAACACCTGCAAAGGGTTCGGGTTCAAGCAGCATTCAGGAACGACCTACCATGCACCGAAAGACCGCAGCAAGGTCACACTCAGGATTGGCGAGGGCTGGCACGATGTCGCATTCCTGGACGGAACGAAGCGGTTCAGGGAGTACCAGAACAACGCGGACCACTGGAAGCGGCGAGTGCACCAGGCACTGAGTGTTGACGCCACCAGCGCGGCGGCATTGTTGCTGCCGAGGACAGACAAACCTGAAGGCCGGATGGAAGTGGCGAAACAGCTAACAGCCGAACGCGAGGTGCAGGAATTCCAAGTGGGCAAAGGGACGATCACAAAATGGGTGCAGACATTTACCCGGAACCACCTACTTGACGCCTGCTATCTGGCGTTTGTGGGACATTCCGTGTTAGAATTCGACAGAAAACGAGCTGAGAAAATTGCGGAAAATAGACCTCAAAACGGCGTTATTTCCGGCAAAAAGGCCGAAAAATTCGTGAAAGGGTGGAAATGAAGCCATTGAAACCGCCGGGATACGTCAAACGCCATTACACGGCACCGCATCGGGTTCCGGGGTGTGGATCTTGTCCACAGTGCGGGCAGTTCTCGCCCGTGCAGCACACTGCGACCACTGGCGAATTCTCGACACAGTACAGGGCGTGCGGGTGTGGCAATCGTTTCCAGACAGTCATCCGGAGGGGCTGAAATGCCGATGAAAAAAGGCTACGGCAAACAGGCGATTGCGGAGAATATCCGGTTGCTGATCCGCGAGGGGCGACCGCCAAAGCAGGCGGCTGCCATCGCCTACGAAAAGGCACGCGAAGAACGACGGAAAGCCCGCTGACTTCCAGACGACTGGAAAGCCCGTCTGGAAGTCCTGCCATCCTGCGGCATGATTCGCAGCATGGCACGATCCGCTGCAGACCGTCTGGCACTGTTTGAGGGTATCCGCGACAAAGTCGAGGGTGCTTTGCTGTCCGGTGCGCCCGTGGTGAGCTACACCGTTGACGGGCAGATGGTGCAGAAGGAGCCGACGAGCACCTGGCTGGCTGAGCTGGACGCCAGAATTGCGGACCTGAGACGGCAGGCATCGGGCGGAATGAGCCGGTCCCGGAATCTCGTGAGGTTCCGCAATGTCTGACCTGCAGAAGCGAGTGCACAGCGCAGCACAGCCCACGCGACTGGACCGCATTATTGGGGCCGTGAGTCCCATGCTGGCCGCGAAGCGGGTCAAGGCCCGTGTTGATCATGAACTGCGTCTGGCAATTAGCCAGAGGGCCGCAGAGCGGTTCACGGCATGGGAGGCATCCGACCACGACCGCCTGCGCGGGGAAAAGTGGCTGGCATCGAAGCTGACCACGAACGATGCACTTCAGTCCGAGTTGGAAACGCTGATTGACCGGGCGGTGGATCTGTACCGTACCGACGTTTTCGCCGCGTCTGCAATCAACGGGCGAGTGGACAACGTCATCGGCGTCGGCATCCGTCCGCAGTGTCGAGTGCAGCCCGAACGCGGCATCCTGACACCACGACAGGCCGAAGACTTCCGCGTTATGTCCGAGTGGCTGTTCCAGAAATGGGCCGAGGCGGAGGGCTGGCACACGAAGCAGCGAATGCTGGAACGCTGCAACGCCATTTTTGGCGAATCGTGGCTGCACATGGCTGATGATGATGACCCGGCAAAGCCTGTTACGCTGACAGTGCAGGTGATTCATCCGCAGCGGATTCCGCTGTTTGGTTATGGACCACTGGCACCGACTGCAATTCGGCGTTTGGGGCTGCGATTGGACGCCAAGGGCAAGCCCATTGCAGCCTACGTCACGAAGACCTTGCCGAATGATTCCTACGGCTACGACCTGCGGGAAAATGAGGTCAGTCTGGACGACCTGCTGCACTGTTACGAGGAGCAGACGCCGGGGCAGTTGCGCGGCGTTCCGTGGTTGGCACCAGCCATGCCGAAGCTGAAAGACCTGAAGGATTTTGTGTATGCGAACCTCATTGCCGAACAGGTGGCAGCCTGTCACGGGGCATTCGTCACTGGCGTGACTGACCCGGCGACACTGGCCGACGCTGGCCGAAGCCGGAGCAATCTCGAAGACTTGGCACCCGGCACGATTCAGTATCTGGCTGAGGGCGAAGGGATCACGTTCAGCGACCCGGCAAGGCCGGGCACAACATTGGCTCCGTATGTGGAGTGGTCATTGCATGGGGTTGCGGCTGCCCTGCGGTATCCTTACGAGCTGTTGGCAAAGCAGTTCACGAACAACTTCAGCGGCGGGCGTCTTGCCCTGATTGATGGGCGAATCACCTTCAAGGTGTGGCAGTCCTGTTTGATTGAACAAGTCTTCCGGAAAGTCTGGGCACGGTTCATTGATCGGGCGGTTGTGCAGGGTGTTTTGCCGGTCGATCCGGTGAAGTACGAGGAGCACCGCGAGCATTTCCTACAGCACCAGTGGATTCCGCCGGGCTGGCCGTGGGTCGATCCACAGAAGGAAGTGCAGGCCGATATTCTGGCGATTGAGTCAGGCCTGACGACGCAAACGGAAAGCCTTGCGAGCCGTGGCCGCGACTTCGACGAAACGCTGCAGCAGATTGAACGTGAGCAGCGGGCGAAAGCCGACATGGAAGCCCGCATGGCAGCGTATCGTGCGGATCTGGAGTTAGACCAGCCTGACATGCCAGACGATCCGGATGACGACGAACAGGACAGCGGAGCGGATTACAGTGTGGCGACGTTGGCAGTGGCAAAGAAATACACGGGCATCGATTTCAGACCGCCGGCAGGTGTGCGAGCCGAAGCAAAGCAGGGCCTTGAATGGCGGCGCGAATTCAAGCGCGGTGGAACGGCTGTGGGCATTGCACGCGCTCGAGACCTGAGCAATGGCAAGGCCATGAGTCCAAGCACAATCGGGCGGATGGTCTCATTCTTTGCACGCCACGAAGTTGACAAACAGGGCGAAGGATTTTCACCCGGCGAGCCGGGCTATCCGTCGAATGGGCGGATTGCTTGGGCGTTATGGGGCGGCGATCCCGGCAAGGCTTGGTCAAGCAAAATCAAGCGGCAGATGGAAGCGAGGGACAAGGCACAATGAAGACGATCCAAACGCTGACAGATCCGGGCATGTTCCGGACTGATCGACTTCCGGCACCTCCTGTCAGAGTTGACCGCAAGGCCAATGTCATTTTCGGCGCGTCACTGATGCAGGTGGGAAACCTGAACGACGCGGAGGTGAGACCGTGGACCGTTGACGCAAAAACGCTGGATCAGGCGTTGGCACTGAGCACACGCAGCCCGAACGGACTGAAAGCCCGATTCACTCACCCGAATATGTCTGCCGATGGCATGGGCAGCTATTTGGGCCGCTGGAAGAATCTGCGGATTGACGGCGACACGCTACGCGGAGACCTGCACATCGCGGACGCTGCATTCACCAGTCCGCAGGGCGACCTCGGGAACTACGTCATGGATCTGGCGGAGTCAGACCCGGAATCGTTTGGGGTGAGTCTGGCCACGAAGCTTGACCAGGGAGACCTGCAGGCGTTTACAGCTGCGAACGACACGAAGCCAAAGTCAGAGCGTGGCATGTGGCCGATGCGTTTTCAGGCAATCAAAGCGGGCGACGTGGTAGACGATCCGGCAGCGACACGCGGCGGCATGTTCTCGCTTGAGGCCGATTTGCGAGACCTTCCAGCACAGGCAACCGCCCTGCTGAGTACATATTTTGGCGATGCACCGCCCGACGTGGTCCGGGGCCGCATTGCAGCATTTCTGGACCGCTATTTTGCAAGCAAGGGAGAGCAGCCGATGGCTGACGAAACCGAGCCGCAGGCACCTGCAGAGACGCCTGGACAGCCCGAACAGCCAGCCGTGGAAACACAGCCGGTTGCCGAGTTGTCTGCCGTCGAGGTAGTGCCTGAAATTGTCACCAGCAGCACAGCCGATCTGGCGCAGGTCGAGCGCGACCGCTGCAAAAAGATCCGAGCACTGTGCGACCTGGCCGGACATGCTGACAGGTTCAACACCTTCGTTGATGCTGGATTCAGTGTCGAGGAAACACAAGCGGCGTTGAAAGATCTGATGGGCAAGCGGGGCAGTGTGCTGGACGCAGCACCGGAACCGCCGGCAGATCCGAATGCGAAGTACCGGGCCGAGTTTGCACAGCACAAGCACCTTCTGAGCGTTTCAGAAGATCAGTACATCCGCAGCCGTCGGATTGATGACGGGCTGGAACCACTTCAGAAGTAAGGAGAATTGACCGATGGCAGTAACAGCGAATCAGGTGGTGTTAATGCAGGACGCTGGCGATATCGTCCAGTGCAAAGCAGCAGCCGTGAACCTGTATCAGAACACGATTGCCTTTTGGGATGCGTCCACTGGATACGTCACCAATGACGACAACGCCGGGGCGAACGCGTTTGCGGGCATCGTGTATCAGCAGTGCGACAACAGCGGCGGCAGTGCCGGTGACAAGGTCGTGGAGCTGTGGACTGAGGGCGTTTTCCGTCTGACTGGCACCAGTTTCACGCAGGCGACTGCGGGAGATTTGATCTACGCCACGGACAATTTCACGACGACCGCAACCAGCACGAGTGCATCCCGAATCGGTCGGGCTGTGAACTACGTTTCCGCAACTCAGATGGATGTCATGATTGACGTTCTGGGCTGATCATTTTTGACCTGAAAGGGTTTCGACAATGCCGATTGATATTGCATCAGCACAGGTCAAGCTGCGTGATCTGACTGCAAAATTTGACAA